GTTTTCTTTCTTAGCCATATCGTTAAACTTTTTAAGTTGATCTAACTTTATATTAACTTGCACTGGTAGTTCAGTAACAATATCCTCATTATCGATTGTTAAATTGTTGTTTTCTACCTCTTGTTTAATTTGTTCAAGTGCTTCCATTTCTATAAGAACATCAAAACCTAATGACACTAATTTATTAAGTTTTTCATCCATTGAAAGTTTGAGAAACGATTCAGTTCTTATACTGTATTCTTTTAGTTCTTTCAGTAGGACGTCATTTATATTAAATGTCATAGTTTTACTGTTAACCACAAAAGTATCAACATTAATTACAGAAGGTGTGATTACATTTTCAACATTAACAACAGAAGTTTTATCTTTATTTGAAATTATTTCTAAACCTAATTCCAAGATAAGCAACATTGTGTTACAGACTGATCTACGTTCTTTAACGGCATAATTCTTTATTTTAGTGTGTAAATCCACATCTATATCAAGAACAACCTTTCTATTTACCATATAATACCTTTATTTTTCACTTATTAATCAACAAATATCTCAGGTTTATGACTTGTATCAACAAGAAATTGTGCATAATCAGTAAGTGTATTAGAAGGATTTTGTTTGAAATATCCTCTTTGATCAGTAGTTAATACACTACCATATTGTGCAATTTCTTTTTCTTCTTGACTTATAGTCTGATTATCATCGTAACTTTGCACCCTAGTTTCAACTATACCAATACCCGCTGATAACACTTTTTTAATTGTAGAGTTCAAAGTTCTATCATCTCGGATTGAACAGTCTTTTATTCTTTTATGTAGTTTATCGTCTATATCCATTATAATACGTTTAATGGTCATTGTATCCTCATTAAATAAGTTGTAAATTAAATTGTTATATTAGTTTTGCGTTCAACATCAATGTTCAATGAAATTATGTTTGTAGTTCAAAACTAATAAAACAAGTATATATAATGATATTAAGTATGTCAACAAGTATTTTCATATTATTTGCAAATATTTTTGATATTTGCATGTACTCTTTGCGTTTTACTAGGGTATTTTAGCTTGAAAAAGCATGAAAAGCATATTTTTCATTTTTATTTTTGGCTTGAAATAAGGGTTTACTGGTAGACATTACCACATTACCCATTTTTCCCTATTGTTTATATGTAAAAAACACTATACCCCTATTTATATATTATTCTACTATACTCTTTTATATAGTAATATAAGTAATATAAGTAATATAGTATAGTTGGATAGTAGAGTTTATAAGGGATTGGGGTACATGCCTTTTGACATGCCTTTTATTTTTAATATGCCTTTTATTGATTAAATTACCTTGAATCCCTTATGTTTATTAGAATTAAAAAGGCATCTCCGCTCCCACTCAAAAATATCTTGGTACAATACAAAGCGAGAAGAGAGAAAATAATTAGTGGGATGTTTAATGCAAAGATTTATTGAAATAAGGCGTTTTAAGGGTGTTTATAGAAGCAAGTTAGGTGTTTGATAACTCATCATACATTAAAATAGTTTTGCTAATGTAATAGCGTTTAGACTTAGATTTATTATTTTAAACATGAACTGTTGACAGCTAGCAAAGAATTATTTATTATGATGAAAGCTGTGTGAATTGTTTGCACAGTTTCTTGCAAGATTAAACTTTGTTTCATGTTCTAGCTGATGGTGAAGTTTAAGTTTAATCTTAGAAGTAAAAATATTGAATAAGGGATTAAGGTAAATGCATAAAGAGACAGTTTCAGGTCGTCAATACAAGACTGAAAAGAATGTTTTCGATGCTGAAGATATAGTTGAGCTTGAGAGATTAGCTGCTTATCTTTCTGTTGACCAGATAGCGGCATATTTCTGTATTGGTCAAAATACTTTTTATGAAATAATGAAGAGACAACCAGAAGTGGCGGTAAGTTATCAAAAAGGAAGAGTTGATAAAACAGTTCTTTTTGCGCAACAATTACAAGATAAAGCACTTGGTATTACCACTGAAGGTGATACAACTGCACTTATCTTTTACCTAAAGACCCGTGCACGTTGGAGTGAGGCCGTTCCTGAAACAAAAATTGAAGAAGAAATCGTAAAAACTCCAGAAGAAAAAGCAGCTTATGATAAAGAAGTTAAGCTTTATACAGAGTTTAAAAATGATTTTGAAGAATTTTCAAAATGGAAAAAAGAGATGAATAAATGAGTAAAGTTAAAAAAGATAACGCTGTTGATGAAGTAATTGCGACTCAAGAAGTTTCAACTGCTCAACCTGTAGTTGTTACAGCTCTTGATCCCGTATATAATGATCGTGGTCAATTAAGCTATGGTTTTACAATAAAGTTAGATGATACAACTTATAGTTTCCGTACAAATCAACAAGGATATTTAGAGCTTAATGGTTCTGGTATATTCTTTAATAACTTTATACTAGCTTAATAATATAGTGTCATTAATGCTATTCTAATTGCTTATATCCATTGGCTTAATTAGAGTAGCATTAATGACATTTAAACAAAATGGATAAAAACAATGTTATTTTCTGATAAAGATATTGCCGAAGCTAGCTTATACGAGTTCTTTAAGCAATCATGGCACGTCATTGAAGGACACACCGAGTTCGTTGATGAATGGTATTTAAAAGAAATATCAAAATCATTAGAAGATTGTTATCACAGAAAGATTAAGAATTTATTAATTAATCTTCCCCCACGAAAAGGAAAAACCAATTTAATATCAATAGCATTTCCAGTATGGGTTTGGCTTCATAATCCAGAGGAAAAGTTTATCTGCGCCTCATATACTAACTCTCTTGCATTAAAAATATCCGATAAAAGTAAGCTACTTATTGAAAGCGAATGGTTTCAAAATAATTGGGGCGATAGATTTAAACTACGTAGAGATCAAAATAGTAAGAGTTATTTTGCTAATAATAAAACTGGTTATAGGATGTCGACAAGTGCTGGATCTTTTGTTACTGGTTCAGGTGGCTCAATAATCATTTGCATTCCATCGCATACTATGATACAATGTGATAAAGGTGTTTTTACCATAGGTGATATCGTTGACAATAAACTCGATGTTAGAGTTCTTAGCTATAATCATAAATTCAATAGAACAGAGTTTAAAGAGATTGAACAATACTATAAACATGATGGTAAAGAGTTGTATGAGATAGAATTTGACGATGGTTCTGTTTTAGAATGCACAGAAGAACACCCTGTGTTTGTTGAAAATAAGGGTTATGTGAATGCTAAAGAATTGCGAGAAGGGGACACGTGTTTGTCGAATTTGTAATAAGGAATTACCAAGTGCATATAAAACTTTTTGTTCTTGGGATTGTAGGGCGACTTATGGGCAGATACAAAGAACTCTTACATGCAGTTATTGTGGTAAAGTTAGCATTTTAAAAAAAGGAGAATGTTTAAAAGAAAATTCTAAATACTGTTCGGCTGTTTGTTCACAACGTAGTTATAGTGGTGCAAATAATCATAGCTGGAAAGGTGTAAAAGAAAATAGAGTTTGTTTAATTTGCAAGAAAACTTTTGTTGTAAAAACTATTCTTGATAAGAAACGTAAATTATATTGTAGTAAGGAGTGTCGAAGTAAAAGAATTATAATACCTAAGACAGTGTATGTAAATTGTTTGTACTGCGGTATTAAATTTAAAACATTAAAGAAAACTATATTACAGAAACATTGTTCAAGAGAATGCGCAGATAAAACGCATAGTATTAAAATGAGCAGTAAGGGTAATTCTAACTATGTACACGGAAATGGGAGTAGAGGATATCCTGTTGCATGGACTAAAAGTTTTAAGAAGTTAATTCGCACTAGAGATGATTTTATATGTCAACTATGTTATATGACAGAAGAGCAGCACGGTCAAAAATTGTGTGTTCATCATATAGATTTTGATAAGTTTAATCTGAATCCTGAAAATTTAATTACGTTATGTAAGTTTTGTCATGGTAAGTTTCACGGTAAATATACGAGAGAAAAATGCAAAGAAGAATTGTTAAGTCTATTAAAAGAAAGGGGGAAATCCCTGACTATGTGTATAACATAGAGGTAAAAGATAATAATAATTATTTTGCTAATAATATCCTTGTACATAATTGTGATGATCCAAACGACCCAAGCGGTGAATCTGAAATAACAACCGAACGAGTGAATGTTTGGTGGTCGCAGAAAATGTTTAATCGTGTTAATGATGCACGAACTGCTGTGCGTATTGTTGTGCAACAACGTTCACAAAGTGAGAATGACATATCAGGTAATATAATTAAGAATGACATAGAAAATCAATGGCTTAAGTACATTCTACCTATGGAGTACGAAAGTACTATTAAGTCTAACTTTAATGATAAAAGAAAAGTTGAAGGCGAATTATTAAGTTGTCGGGATACTCCTGAGATAGTAAGGCAATTAAAAAGAGAGATGGGTACCTCTGGTTATGCTGCGCAGTATCAACAAAGACCCGCTCCACTTGAAGGTGGAATGATTAAGAAACATTGGTTTAAATTATATTCATATGAAGAACTTCCCGATTTAGATTTTGTAATACAATCTTGGGATACTGCACTTACGGCTCATGATGAGTCTAATTATTCAGCGTGTACAACATGGGGAATATTTTTGGATAGATATGACAATGAAAATGTGATATTACTTTCAAGCTGGCGTGATAAGTTAGAATACCCAGAGCTTAGGGATAGAGTTAAAAGGCTTGCTAATAATTATAGAGATACGGCAACAAATACTTTGCCTGCGTCTATAAAGTATCAACCTGATTTAATAGTTATTGAGGCCAAGGCTTCTGGTGATCCATTAATACAGGATCTAAGACGAGGTGGAATATATGCACAACCTTTTATACCTAACAAACATGGCGATAAGATACAGCGTGTTAGGTTGATTACTTCTTTAATAGAAAGCGGTATAGTTTGGATGCCTTGCCAAAAGAATAACACGAACAAAATGGCTGACTTTGCTGATGAGTTTGTAACAAGTATTAGCTACTTTCCGAATGTTAGCTCAAGGGATTATGTTGATACGATGACACAGGCATTGATAGTGCTTAGAGACGGTAGCAGGATATCTCACCCTAAAGATTATCGTGATCCTGCTGATGAATTTAAAGAAACAGTTAGATTTTATTAAGTTATTTAAAAGAGAATATTATGCAAATAAACCCAAATAAAAATACTCCAAGTGATATTAAGATGAAATCATTAATGCGTTGCCTTAGTGGTTGTAAAGATTTATTTTATAGAGATCAGCCAACTAGCTATGATGAGTTTGATGATAGTTGTTACAATGATTTGTTTGGTTATAGTGAACTTGAATCTTTTGAAAATGAAATGACAAAGATTAATTTGTTAAAAGATATAATTGCGTTAGCAGATGTTGCAAGAAGTAAAACATTCACTACAGATACTAGTGATAGAGAACTTTTATCAGATATTTTTACTGAAATTTTTGTAAAAGCACATGAGATACGTACAATTTTGAATTATGGTACTAGACCTGCTACAAGAAGTGCTAAATAAAAAATGATTAGATTTATAAATGAAAAGAAATAATAAGCGTTTACAGTTAAGAGATAGTGAAAATACTATTGATAATCAACTTAGTGGTCAAGCCATACCTGATAATATAACGGATGAAGATATCAATAAGCTTGAAGATTTAGAAGATGGTTCAACTGTTTACGAAATAGGCAAGCCTGAGCTAGAACAAACAACTAAAGATGATAAGTTCGATGCCAACTTAGCCTTGAAGATGAAAGACGAGACATTAAAGAAAATATCGTCTTATATTTTAGATTGCTTAGAAGAAGATACTGAAGCAAGGCAACCTTGGTTAGATATTCATAATAAGGTTAAAAAGTATCTTGGTCATAATTTAGAAGATTTGACAGATAGTCCTTTTACTCAAGCATGTCGAACATTTGATACGACGCTTAGTACAGCATTAATTAGATTTTGCGCAACATCTAGAAGTGAACTGTTACCTGAGAGTGGGCCATGTTCGTATAAGATAGTTGGTCAAAGTAACGATGAGCTTGATGATATTGCAAAGACAAGAAGTCAATGGCTTAATTATTTTTTAACAATAAAGGATTCTGCTTATTATAAAGATTATGAAAAGTCTTTATATTACATTGGGTTTTATGGAACTGTTATTAAAAAAGTTTATTATGATGATATTCTTAAACAACCTATTTCAAGATTTATTTTACCTGAAAACTTTTTGATTAATATTGATTGTACATCAATACTTGAATCAGATCGCTTAACTCATATTTTAAAATTATCAGCACGTGATATTTTGATAAACCAAAAAAATGAGATTTATCGAGATGTTGAGCTACCTTATTTAAAAGTAGATGGTGGTAACAATGATGATATGGATGATTCAAAAAAAACTGATTTCAATAGCCTTATCAATATTGATAACTATACACAAAGATCATTGCATGATGTGTATGAGAGTCATATTTATTTGAACTTAGAAACTTTTGAACCAAACTATAACTCAGATGAAATTACAGATGTACCTAAACCTTACATAGTGACGTTAGATAAAGAAAGTAAAGAAATACTTTGTATTAAACGTAATTGGAAAAAAGACGACGATACTTTCACCCGCAGAAAATATTTTATCGCTTATCAATATTTTACTGGTTTTGATATATGGGGTTTGGGTTTAGCTAGAATGTCTGGTACAAATGCAATAGCAGTTACTAATATGTTAAGGCAAACAGTTGATGCTGCAACTTATCAAAATTTACCAGCTGGCTTTATCCAGAAGGGAACGAGTAAACAACAAAAAACAGATATTACTTTAGGTGCTGGTCAATGGCAATTTCTTGATGGTCCTGGAAATATAAAAGATTTATTTTCTCCACTGCCAAGTAATGGCCCATCACAAGCTTTGATGCAGTTAAGACAAGAAGTTATTGGTCAGATGCAAGATCAATTATCTACTACAGAACTTGGAATGATGCAAAGTAAAGAAGATATTCCAACAGGAACGGCAATTGCATTCTTGGAAGAAAGTAACAAGATACAATCTTCAGTATTAAAATCCTTACATGTTTCTTTTTCGGAAGAATTACGTTTGCTTGATGATATATTTAAAGAAGTAGTTGATAGAGAGGAATTTTTTATCAATGGTGAAAATTATATTATCACTAAAGAACATTTTATTGATTCCGTTCAAATTATTCCCGTATCTGACCCGTCTGTTAATTCTAATATTCAAAGAATAATGAGAGCAGAGGCTGTGTTCCAAACAGCAATGCAAATGCCAGATAAGATTAATTCTATTGAAGTTTTAAAGATGATCTTTAAAGCACAAGGTTTAGCAACTGATGTTATTGAAAGTCTTATTGTACAAGAAAATGAAGTGCAACCTACTGACCCTATTACTGAGAATATGAATATGATGCAGAATAAACCCGTTAAGGCTGGTTTAGATCAAAATCATGATGCACATATTGTTGTACATTCTGCTGTTGATACTGATCAAGCAAAGGCACATATACAAGAACATGCTGCAATGAAATTTATGTTACAAATGCAGCAAGAAATGGACATTGATCTAAACCAAATAGACCCTAATGATCAAGAAATGCAAAATATGATTGCCATTAAAGCAGCTCATGCGGTTGAGAGTTTAGGTTTAAATAAACAAGATGATGAAGATAGTGAGCTAAATCCTAATGCACTATTAAAGGCTGATATTGATCAAAAACGTGAACATAGCAATATTCAAAAAGAAATTGCAGATATGAAGTTAGAGGGAGATGTATTTAAAACTCAATTACATTTTGAAGAAACTAAAGAAAGACTAAAGGCAGATAAAGAAAAAGCCTTACTTGAGGCACGAATAGAAATAGAGAAATTAAAAAGTAGGTTGTAATGAGAGATTCAGAATATATTTTAGATGAATTAATAAAGATAATCAGAAGTAATTTAGAAAGCGTTGAGAACAGACTTGTTAATGGTAATATATGCCATATGGAAGACTATAAATATAATCTAGGTGCTAGATACACTCTACGCTCATTGTGCGATTCAATTAATGAAATGAATAGAGGGGAATAATTATGTACAACGATGATGAAATAGGAATAGATTTTGATAATTTTAATGTAAATGATGAGTTATCTTTATTTGAAGATTGCACACCAAAGCCAACTGAGATATTGATTAGATTATATATTCAACCTCAAAAAACAAAAGGCGGTATTATTATTGATAATTCCAAAGATATATATAATGAGATTGTTGGTTATGTTGCTAAAATAGGTAAATGTTGTTTTAGCGGTGAACGTTATAAAGATTGGGGACATTGGTATAAAGTTGGTGATTGGGTAGTCTTTCCAAGACATGCGGGTATAAGATTTACTTATAAGAAATTACCAGTATTTTCAATAGTTGATGATGCTCCGCTTTTAATAATTCAAGATCCAAGAGAAGTTAAATAAATGGAAAATGCTAATTATGGGATAAGTCCTGAAGAAGAACTATCTACAGTAATGAAGGATATTGAAAAAAATATCCAAGAAGAAATACAAGATGAAGAAACTATTGAGGATGATTCGTACGTTGAGGATTCTGTTGAAGAAGATTCACAGGATGTGGGTGAACTTAGTGATGGAGATGATTCTGAGAATGTAGAAGATATACAAGAGGAAGATCCTATTAATGAAACAGATCTATATAAAGAAAAATATTACTTAGAAAAGAAAAAACGTAAAAGTGTTTTAGCTGATCGTCAAAAACTAGAGCAAGAAAATTATCAGTTAAAAAATGCTCTTGATGGTACAATTGACAGTAATACTAAACTATATGCTCGTGATCTTTATAACGATTTAGAAAAAGCAAAAAGTCTAAAGAAACAAGCATTACTTGGTGATGATCCTGATTTGTTACTTGAGGCAGATGAGATACATCAAAAACTTCTGCACAAAGTAAGTGAGTTCGAAAGTTATGTATCTAGTAGAACTCCTGACACAAGTAATGAGGAAGTAGAACCTGAAGAAAATCACGAAGAGAAAATAAAATTATCAAATGCTCAAGAATGGTTAAATGAACGTCCTGAGTTAGTAGAAGGTTCTTATAATTTTAATCCTAAAATACAAAAGGAACTCGGAACTTTTATAGAGCAATTTGATAGGGAATTAAAAAGAAACGGCAGAGAAGATGAGATTTTAAGTGATGCTTATCTTGATGTTCTTGATGAGTTTGTAGATAGTGTTAAGATAAATAGACCAAAAGATGGTTACACTACTTCTAATGTTGGTGGAGTTAGAAATAATTTTTCTAATGGATCATCAAGTGGGTCAATAAAGGTAACGCTTACTGAATTTGATAAGAACTATGCTAAAAATCTTGGCATTACTGAAAAAGAATATCTAAAATATAAGATTGAAGATATAAAAGAATCTAAAAATAGAAGGTAAGTATGAAAAGTGAAAGACAATCAAGAGGCTTAGAAGTAAGAGCTGCCGAGAAAGAAGATAAAAGATCAAAATATAATATGGGTTATGTTAGCAGTACTGATGTGCCAGAGCATATTAAAAAAGAAGGTTTTGATTATTATTGGGAACGAACTTCACTTAGAGGTCAAACAGATTCATCGTTAGATGCTGCATTACGCAGAGGTTGGATACCTGTACCTATTGACAGAGATCCAGATAGATTTTGTGATATTCTTGAAAGAAATCCATTATCTCGTAAATTTATTTGCCAAGGTGATGTTATTCTTTTAGAGCGGGAAAAAGTTATGACTGACCAAGAAAGACAAACAAATGATAAGGTGTCTATGGAAAGATTAACCAGTTCACCTGCTTATAATTATCGTGATCCAATGAAACATACAATAGGTACGGTTAGATAATGGCATTTTATCCACCACAAGCAAGTTGTCAGGAATTAATATTAATAACTAATGTGCAATTAGATTATCCGTATTCGGCAAATACTAGTAATCTTACTGTTACTGATATGATTGATGTGTCAGCAACTATTCCTAATTTGAATATTTTCTTACCTAATAGTACATTAACTGGTCCAGGATTTTCTGTTACCTTTAATAATGTTGGGACAAATAGTTTTAATGTTGTTCTGAACGATAGAATAACAGTATTAACTGCTATTGCTCAAGGGGAAGTATTAACAGTATATTTATACAGCAATCCTAATGCAAATGGTAATTGGCGAGTTATCCCTTTTGGTAGTGGGGTAAATGCTATATCAACATTAGATCTTGCTAGTAGTGATGATTCTGTAATTGTTACGAATGGGGAAGTTAGCCCTCCTGGTGGGAAGATAAACATAGGATTACCCACTATTATATCTAAAACTCAAACTTTAACTAGTACAGGTTCAGGTATTGTTACAATGAATCCAAGTAGCACTTCTCCATGGGGAGTTACTACACTTAATAATGGGTCAAATATAACAATTACTAATCCTGATGCTTCAACAGGTTCACCAACTATTAGTTTAAATGACACTGTTTCAATAGCACAACTTGTAGCAGGTAATATTGTTATTGATAATAATTTAATTACAAATACTGATACAGCAGGTGGGTTACATATTGTTTCTAACGGTACAAATTCATTTCTTAACTTAAATAGTATTTTAATTAATCCTAATGGTGATGTAAGTAGTATCAATAATTTAACAGTGGATGGTACATTTAAATCAGATAATACTGCTAAATCTTGGTGTAGATTTACAAATACATCTGGGGTAATAGCAGTTGTATCAAATTATAATGTTTCTGGAGTTACTTATAATACTACAACTAAACAATACACAATGACTTTTAGTGTACCAATGACAAACACAAATTATTGTGTTTTTATAAATTGTGCTAACAATAACAGTACACCACCATTGCAAACAAGAATAGGTTATGATGTGTTAAAGCAATTAGGATCAGTCTCGATAGTATTAACAGATGCATCTGGTGAGATTTTACAAGATATTCCTGAAGGTGTATCTGTAATAATATTTTCTTTAAATTAATAATATGACTGTAAAAGTTATTTATGATAGTCGTCAATTATGGATTCCTAACTTATCATTATTAAAGAGTTCAAGAAAAGGTTTTCACAAGTTACCTTCAAGTAGAATGCATTTTCTTAGTGGATCTAGAAAAGCATTACAAGAATATCTTAATAATTTTAGCTAATTTAACAATCTATTGACATTATTAATTTTATTTATTACTATATAAAAGATTAAAGTTTTACCATAACTATAAAGGGTGTCTTTGAGTTAAGCTTTTCCTCTGTAAAAAGCTAAAAGCCATTATAAAATGGGAAGTTTAAAAGCTTCATGGGTTAATCTAACCTTTAATAGATGATTTTCAAAATTTCTTAACAATTATATTTAAGGTAATAAGATATGTCGTATGGCGTAAATAGTCCTTTCGGATTAAGACCTTATGGTCATCAAATAAGTGGTGTTGACGATATTAAGGTAAATAGTAACTATACTATAAGTGCAAACAGTCTTTCACTAAATAAAGGTGATCCTGTAATGTATGTTCCACAAAATGCTCAATATGCTGTTGTAGCTAATGGATATCGTGGTCAACAATCAGAAATTATGCTATACAATCCTGTTGTAGCATTACAAGCAGGTGGTACAGCTACAACTGTAATTCCTCAAAATGGTGTTGCTGGCCAACCTATTGTTGGTGTTTTCCAAGGTTGTGAATACTACACACCAAATGGCACTTATGTTGCTCAAGAATACTGGCAAACCGGTACTGCAACAAATGGTAGACCTGTTATTGCATCTATTATTGACGATCCTTATGTTATTTATGATATTCAATTGGGTACATATACTGGTGCAACTTTTGGGGCACTTGCAACATTTATGCTTTTACCATGTTTGCAAATTCAAAATGCACAATGGCCTTTGACAGGTGGAGCTAATAATAACCCACAAATAGGTGCAAGTTGTGTTATAGGTAGTAATCTAACTTTGATGACAGGCAATAATGTCGCTGCTGCCGTCGGAGCAGGTAATAGTGCTACTATGACAGGTATTACATTAAATGGTGTTAATGCTGGTTATCAAGATAATCCACTTATAGCCAACCAAGGTGCAGCTAACGGTAATCCTTGGGGTATTTCTACATTTTATGCTTGTCCATCATTAGCGGTTACTTCTGCAAACCCATCTGTAACAAATGGTGCAAATGAGTATGTAAGAACAACTGCATTAAGTGGTGATCTTAGAGTATTAGGATTTACTCCTGATCCAAGAAATGTACCAGGTACTTTTGGTCAACCAGGTAATGGTACAGCAGGTAACTATTTTAATACACCTTTCCTAAATGTGTTAGTAACTATTAATAAGCATGCTAACAAACAAGGAAATAGTGGTGTAACTATAGCGCAATAAAAATATAAATAAAATATAGGTAAAATAAAATGGCAATAAGCACCGCCTCGATTTATCCATTACTAAGACCTGGAGTTAAGGCTGTCATAGGTAACTATGACACTTATCCAGATCAGTGGAAAGCAGTATTTACAACTCATACTTCAGATAAAAAAATGGAGTTTGAAGATGAGTTTAAATCATTAGGAATGGCTCAAGTAAAAGCTGAAGGAACATCAGTTGCTCAGGATACTATGAGTGTTAGATACCAAACTACGTATTTACATACAACGTACGGTCTATCATTTAGTATCACCGAAGAAGCAATGAGAGATAACCTATATGCTAGTCAGTTTCCTCAACATTTAATAGCTCTTAGGAATTCACTTAGAGCTGCTAAATCACAGGCTGCTGCTAACGTATTTAATTTGGGATCTACTACTCAGTTAACATCTGATGGTGTTCCATTTTTCTCAAATCTTCATCCATTAGATAATGGTGCAGATGTTTCTAATTTGAGTAACGTTGCTCTTAGTGAAGTTGGTATTCAGAATGCTATTATTGGTATTCAACAATTCAAACAACTAAGTGGAATTCTAACTAATACAATGCCTAAAAAGCTTTTAGTTGGTCCTGCTAATCAGTTTGCAGCAAGTATTATTCTAGGTTCTCAATACAGAACTTCTGTTGGAACTGCAAATAATAATGCAATGGCAGGTGTTAATGATATTAACGCTATATATAATGATAGTTACTTGCCAGGTGGTTATACAGTTAATAACTATATCACTTCACCTACATTCTCAGCTATCATTACTGATGCTGAAAGAGGCCTTATTCATTATGAGCGTGATAAGTTAGAACCTTGGAACTGGATGGATAACACCACAAGAGATATGTGGTTTGCAGCAAAAGAAAGATACTCTTTTGGAGTAACTAACTGGCGTTGTGCTTATGCTATTTCAATGTAGAGGTTAATCATGCCAAGTCATAGTAGAGCTTTAGCTGATATTCTTTTAAAAAACGCCCCTAAAAAGGGCGTTAAGAAAATTGAAGTTAAAAAAGAAGTAACTAAAACAAATAAAAATAAATGACTATTTTTAGACAAGCAGTTAATGTTCCTACAGTTGCATCTAGTGTTGCTAATATTGGTACATTTGGAATTGGTGCAGTTGGTAGATTAGTATTAAATGGTTCACAAGCTAATATAACTGGTCAGGTTTCATTTATTAACAATGGATATGCATCAGGGCTAAGCTTTACCAGTGCAGGTAATATATTAGCTGCTAGTTTTACAATAGTCGGTACATATAATGGAACAATTATTACAGAGACTATAGCTGGTCCAAATGCAAATACAGTTTACACTAATAATTTATTTCATACTATTATTAGTGTAAATATTAGTATAGCTGCTACTGCTGCATTTACTATAGGGTCAAATTATAATGTAGCAGTTGTTTTAACAGATGGTAACAGTAGAATGGGTGATTCTCATTCAAATTATACTTATAGTGTATTACTTAACTCTCTTACTGCTGCTGGAGCATGGGCAGCTGGAGGAGCAATAATATATGGGGTAGCTAATATTGCTCCTGCGTCATTGCAAGTAGCAACTTTAGCATATGCAACACGACCTAGTAATTATTTTTCATTACCAGTTACTGGAGCTGCTTTGGGTGGTTTTACACAATTACAATTGAATAATGGTGTTATTACTCAAACAACATACCCATATGCTGCTGTAATTGTTTATTTAGCTGCGGGAATTAATACAACTCCTACTTTTATTGAAGTTTCACAGAGTTAAAAATGAATAAAAATTGGATAAAAGAAGCTATAAAGAATAAAGGTGGTTTACACAAATCTTTAGGTATTAAAGAGGAAAAAACTATATCTGAAACAAAATTAGATAAAGCTTTTAATTCTAAAAATACAAAAGTCCGCAAAGAAGCTAATCTTGCAAAAACATTGAGAAGTTTTAGACCTAGAGGTAAATAATGCCTTTAGTTACTTCTTCTACCTATAATTTTCAAGCATTAGAAAATGACGAACTAATAACTGAATGTTTTGAACGTATTGGTATATCAGCTGAGCAATTAGTACCTGTAAAATTGAATTCAGCAAAAAGAAGTTTAAATCTCTTATTATTAGATTGGATAAGTAAGTCTATAAATTTGTGGACATTGAATACTGCATATTTATCGTTAAATACAGGTCAATCTCAGTATTCAATAAATTCTACAATTACAGATATTCTTCAGGTAAATTTACGACAATTTACGAGGCAATTAAATGGAACACCACAATCAAATACACTCGATACTTATGATAATGGTGGCGGTGGTAATCCTTTATTTGCTTTTGACGGTAATTCGACCACAGCTTGTGTTCAGAACGCTATTAACGGTAATATTTCTTACTCGTATGGTGTCGGAGTATCACAAACAATAAATTTTATCGGCATTCAATCAAATACTACTACTTTGTATACATTGCTTGTAGAAACTTCAGATGATAATGCTACTTGGACAACTTTAATGACTATTCCACCTCAAACATTTACAGCAGGAGTAGCAGTATGGTTTGATGTTATATTGCCAGCTAATACTATGACATATCGTATTAGGGAAATAGGAGGAGCGACTCTTAATATTCAAGAAATCTATTTTACCAATAACATAACCGATTTAAAATTAAGTTCTGTGAGTAGGGATACATATTTATCTTTTTCTCAAAAGTTTATTCAGGGTAAACCAAGTTGCTATTATTTTAATAAGCAGATTACACCATTATTAAATATATGGTATCCGCCAACAAATAATTACCAAGTTCTTCAATATTCTTATGTTAATATTATGCAAGATGCTGGCGGATTCTATAATATAGCCGACATACCGTCTCGTATGCTCCCAGCTCTTACTTGGGGCTTGACTTGGATGTTAGCTATTAAATATAATCCATCATTAGCAGCGGAAATGAAGAATGAATATGAGCAGGCATTTAATATTGCGACTGCTAATGATAGTGAAAATGTTAATTTATCTATAAACTACGATATAGGTAGTTATTATGAAAATTGAAAAACGCAGATATCAGTGTGATTACTCAAGTGAAATGTTTGAGAAATTATACAAACAATATGAATGGGCTGGTGATGGTAAAATATGGACGGGTTTATGGGTAGGTCAAAAGTGGTTAGATGTACCACAAGAACAATTAAGAACCCCTATAATAAAAGCTGATCCGTTTCCATTACCAAATCCAAGACCCCCGCAACCAGGTGTTATGGTGAATCCAAATGCTCCTACAACCACTTGGGAAGCGGTTGATTAACTTATAACTATAAGGTTTAAAATGTCAGATCCAAATACAGTACGGGTGTTATCTCTTGATGGTGGCGGGATGCGAGGCTATATCTCTTGTGTTTTTATGGATTTATTTGTCCAACAGTGGGGCATAAACCCCAATGAAATATGGAAGTATTTTGATGTTATAACAGGTAGTTCTATTGGTGGAATTCAAGCAATGGCGTATTCAATAGGTCTTTCGCCATCAGATATAAGCGGTTTTTTTACAAATGATGGACAATGGATATTTACAACAAGCACTTCTACTCCGTCAAGCCAACCGTCAACATTAACTAAAATAAATACTATTGTTGGTGGACCATTTAGTGACCCTACCTTTTATCCTAGTACTACACCTGGAATAGGTACTATGCGATTAAAATCAGGTTTGACAACTACATTCGGGTCAAACACTTTGCAAAATGCTTTAACAAACGTGATTGTTACTTCTTTTGAAAAAAATGATGCCAATCCTGATTATGCACAAACAACAAATACACCTGTTTATTTTTCCAATAGCAGTATTGTTCCTGTTCTTAGTGGTCAAAACACCTTAATGACAGATGTTGGAATGGCAACAAGTGCTGCACCATTATACTTTGCACCATGGGATATTGGGGCAGATTCATATATAGATGGGGGTGTAACACAAAACAATCCTGCATCTTTTGGTTTGGCTGTAGCAAAAGCAATAAAACCAGTTGCAAATAGATGTTGTGTTTTATCAGTAGGTACTGGGTTAGGTGACGTTGGTTTTCCACCCACAACTACTTTAGCTAAAGTTAAAAAAGAAATAATAGATTTAAACCTTGATCCAAAAGCTTATGGTGAGAAATGGAAATTATCTTCAAAACAAGTTAAGAATTTGCAAAGTGTTGCGAATAATTTAGGGGCATTAGAAGGTGCTAACTTGATTATGTATCTATTGGGTGCAATGAGTACTGGGCCACAAGAGATTGCTGCACAAGAATTAAACATTGCTGCTAACTATACGTTATCAAATCTATACAATTATAGGATGCAATATTATTTGCAACCTGATTTAGACACAGAGCTTGATGATTCTACACCAGCTATTTTAGCATACTATAAAAGTTCAGTTACTGATTATTTTAATAGTGATATTTCAAACATTACAACTTTTATAGGGCATTTAAACGCATGAATGATGTTCTGTATAATTTTATATCACCTGTTACAGGAAGATTGCCGTTAACGGAGAATTACATCTTCCTTGGTGGTAGACAAGGTTTTTCAGTAATGTCACCTAAACTTATTGATATTGAATTAGATCTTATTAACATAAACCATGTTTTAGGGGATTTATCTACAACTGCATTTATTTTAGGCGCACCAAATCCAAAACTACCTTTGAGTCAGGATTTAAGTTCTCTTGACAATGGGTTTATGTTTAACACAGGTGGTACAATTAGTACAACCAATAATTTACCTTTACCTAGTTTACCATATAACAATATTTGGGTCGGTAATATAAACGATGTGGCAGTACCAACACCATATGTTGTATCGCAGAATAATAGTTCTTTTATATTACAAACACCTAACGAGAATTTAGCAAATGCTCAAGCTCTTAGTCAATTATTAGGCGGGATATTAAAAAGCGCACCTCTTACCGGAGTTATCAGCATCGCTACACCAGACGTTGATTATGCCACAGTTGCTACACTAGAAGAACTTGCCGCTGAAGCAGCAGCATCTGCGGAAGAAGCTAGTGCAGCAGCCTTAGAAGCTACAGCAGCGGCAGGCGAGGCTACAGCAGCGGCGGCAGAGGCGAGTTTATCTGCTACAGGAGCTGGAATATCTGCTCTTGCCGCGGCGGCTTCTGCTTTAGCTGCGGGTGGTTCAGCTAGTAGCGCGTCTTCATCAGCATCTGACGCTAGTGACTCGGCAGATAACGCCAGTTCTAGTGCAACTGAAGCTCAAAATTACCTTAACGCTCTCTTGAGTACTGGTTTGAATGCTCTGCCGTGTACTGGGGATGTATCTTTTCAAGGCTTTAAATTAATTAATTTGGGAACGCCAATAGTTGCAACAGATGGAGCGACAAAAGGGTACGTTGATACTGCTATCGGCAATGTTCCTTTAGCAAGTTTAACGTTGCAAGGTGATGTTACTGGTTCAGGACCTTTAAATGTTCCTGTTATTACCACTCTTACTAAAACATTAAATGAAATTACAAATGCAGGAAATGTAAATATAGGTAACTATAATTTAAATAATGTTTTAGATCCATTAAACCCACAAGACGGAGCTACTAAAAATTATGTTGATAATGCAACTATTGCACCATCACAGATAATTAATTATCCGTCAAGTTCATCTTTATTTCTTAACGGTGCAGGAACATGGACTGCTCCTAGTTTTTCTAATCTCATAACTACAAGTAGCAGTAGTTATGAAATAACAATAAATAATACTAATCCAAATAGTACTGATACTGGTTTATTAATACAAAATAATGGCTTTAATGCTGTTAATTTTGGCTTTAATAATAGTACAAAGGAAGCTTATGTGTGGGCTTACGGTAGTAACGCACTTTTAAAATTCGGTACAAATGCAACAACAAGAATGCAGCTGCTAAATAATGGCACGTTAGATTTACTTACAAATAGTATAACAGGATTAGCTAATCCTGTTAACCCTACAGATGCTGTAAATAAAGAATATGTTGATTCAATCATTACACCAAGTCAATCAATTAGTTTATCAGGAGCTATATCAGGCTCAGGTCAAACTGGAACTGTAGTAAATACAATTTTAAGTAGCTTAATTGGTTTAACCACAAACCAAGTTTTTAATTTCACAGGATCTCCCACTAGTTTTAATTACGATTTAACTATTCCAAATAGCACTAATCAGACTGTGAAACTAAGGTTAAACAGAGCAAACACAGGTAATGGAGCTGGGTATGAGTTTCAATTTTACTCTCCTACTAATGGGGTGGATACCTTTACCTTTGGGTATAACTCAGGTTCAGTTTTCGGAAACATTTATTCAATGGCAAACAATGTTCCCTTAATTACATATAATTACTCGTTGTTCATAAATGATATTGGTACATATAAACCTTATAACGGTAGCTATGGTTATTTAAATTCGACGGGTAGCACGGGTCAATCATCTGGTCAAAATTCTTATTCTATCAATTGTACTAATCGGGTAAAGGCTTCTGAATTTGATGCTGTTTCTTCTAAGAAGATAAAAAATGTTTTAGGAAGAGGCAAGGAAATCGAACATACGGCAATTGAGCTTTTTAAGAAAATCCCCTTATTTAAGTATAAATATAAGGACACTATTAAAGAAGGTGATGCTGACCATTATGGCGTTATAGCAGAAGAATTGGCAGAAGTTATCCCTGCTTTCGTGAACATGCAAGATGAGGGATGGATTCCTAATATTTATAAAACTTGTATAGCAGAAAAAGGATTAGATAATTCCTATAAATTTTATTTTGATGAAAAGTTAGAAAACATAGATGGTGACAGGTTAAAGTTAGTTTTTCGAGATAAAGAAGGTGAAAAAAACGCAGAAGTTATGATTACAGAAATAACGGCAGACTCGTTGTCTGTTATTTGCTGCGAAAAGTTGCCGAAAGATATTTTTGTATACGGCACTTATTCAAAATGCCCAACTGTCAGCAAACAAAAAGTATTTGAATTGGGATTAGTAGCATTGCAAAACATTATAAAAAGAGTAGAGAGTTTAGAAAACAAATTGAGGTGTATATAATGGATATCGTAAATTTCGGATTAAATACAATTGATATTGATTCTTCACAACTAATTGATTTAATTAATAATCCTGTTGTGATTTTAGATGGTCAAAAGGATTCGATATTAGTACCACACAGGGTGGTTTGCTCTTATTTTTTGGGTACGATGACATATGTTAGTTCATCAAGCAATTTAACAATCGCTATATCTGATTTAATTTTCGGACAACTTGATTCAACTATTTTATCAAGCGAAGTTAACTCTTCTTGTTTAATCAACATTTCTGATTGCCATAACGTAATAACCAACACGCTAATTAACCAACCTCTTTTATTAAAGAATTCAGGTCAAAATCTTTCTAATGGGAATGGAACATTAAAGATTTTCGTCTGGTATTCGACAATTGCTTTTTAAAAAATACGGATAATAACTTATGAAAACAAACGATAAACTAGACAAGTCCGTTAAACAATATATTAATAATTTGCCAAATATATAGACTTTTAGTTATCAGGTGATATAATAAGGTTTAACAACTAATTAGATTTATTATGGAAAATATAATTGAAGTTTTACAACTTTTACCTAAGCAAATGCAAGCTTTACATAGCGATGCTGTATTTTATCTTTCTAATGAAAATTTGATAGCAATTGCAGAAAGAAAAACTCTAATTGAAAAAGATATTGAATATATTCGTAAAAACCTATTGTTAATTGAAGAAGAAATAAACAAACTGTGAATTTTGTAAACTACAATACTTCTATTTTACCTGGTTTAAATTTTAGTCAACAGGTAATTCTAGGATCAAGTTTAAATACATTGTATGTTAATTCAATTACAATATGTAATCAGAGCAATAACGATATTCGAGTAAACCTTATCAAAAAGGTTACGGGTACTGATGGAAGTTCAACACAAAGTTTTATTGTAAACAATGTTGAAGTTCAAGCACCTGTTACAGCTAAAAAAGATAGTAGAAGTACAGTTAATTTAGTATCTTTATTTGGACTTAAAATATTTTTACCTGTTATGAGTACAAGTGGGATAACATATACTACTGAGTTAATTTGCTATTCAAACGGCATTAATCAGAATTTTGATTGTACTGTTGATTATACAACTTTTGTTGAGACACCTATAACATGAACTACATGGACGACATTTTAGCTAAACAAGCTTACATACAGCAGAATATGCCTAAGAAAGATCCATTCGATCAAGGTATAATGAGAGCTGTTAAAAGTGCTAAACAGTCATTAGACATGGATGACGATCAGTCTGATAGGGCTATGCGTGAGTCCATGGCTACTTTTAATGAAAATTTAGCACCTATGCCTAAAGTAAAAGGCTTTATGGCTAATTTTGCGCAAGTAGGAAGAGCCTTATCACCTGCTATCCAAACTCATGATGCGTATGAGGATCAAGCAAAAGAAAAGAATAAACAGATGATTGCATATGCTCAACAATTAAGAGCCGCAGAAGAAGCTAAGGCAGCTGCATTAGAGGGTAATGCTTACTCAAGAGAAATGGCGGATAAACAAATGGCATTTCAACAACAGCAATTAGCTGAGCAAAGAGAGCATCATAAATTATTAACAGATATTGCAAGAGCTAAAGCAGAAGCGAAGGCTGAAAAAGAAAGAAATAATTATATACCTCTTCACAATGTTGATGAAAATGGATTAGTTGATGGTAAATATGTTCCTTTTACAAATAAAAAAGATAGAGATCTTTATAGTAAAAAACTAGCAGGAACAAATGTTGTTAAAACACATTTATTAGATGCTAAAAATATATTAGATGAGTTTGATAAAAAGTACAAAGGTACGTTGTTAAATTCACCTATTGTTGGATCACATTTGGGAAAAAGTAAAAGTATAATAGGTCATTTTAGCAGGAACGCTGAAACGATAAAAGAAGCAAATGACCGAGCTTTATTGGATCAATCAATAGGAACTATTGCTACTAAATTTGAAAAAGAACTAAAAGGTGGTATTCTAACTGGTGATATAATTAAAAGATTCCAATCAATGGGAATTGTACCTGTTGCTGGTGATTCACCTGAATTAATGAAAACTAAATTGATTCAGATGTTAAAAGTAGCAGAAGAAGAAAAAGATATTGCTGAAAGATCACTAGTTAATAACTATCATTATTCGCCTAGTGATAACGCAAAACTTGCAGATTATAGTATGGGTAATTCAGTTAATCTTGGTTCAAATAGTAATACAATAAAAGATGAGTGGGTAACACTAGTAAGCCCTTCTGGTAGAAAAGAAGAAGTATATTATGAAGATGTTCCTGCGCTTATTAAAAATAAAGGGTTTAAAAAATTATCTGAAGCAGAAGCAGAAGCAGAAAGTGCTGCGAGATCAGAAGCTGCTTTTGAGGAATATTATAATAATCAACCTACCTCATTTAGAGGCGATTTTGATATTCCTAACCAAGATGGTTATCAAAAAAATATAATGCCATTGTTTAAGAAAATGCGATGATTGATGAATTTGAAGGTGTTAGAATACGTCCTAAAACATCAGTTCCTATTGATGAATTTGAAGGTGTTAGAATACGTTCTAAATTAAAAAAAGATTTACCGACTATGTTTGGTAATGAGTATGATCAGTTAATAACCCCTGAAGAGTTTTCTTCAACATGGGAATCCCGAGGTAAAAACCCTAATGATAGATTGCAATATTTAGATGAAGTTGACTACCGCAGATCTAGTGAACCAAACAGGTCAGGTAAAGCTTATATTCAACATAGACCAACTTGGACAGATAGGGGTAAAGAACTTTTACAAGGTGTTGGAGGTGGTCTAGCTAACATTCCTGATCTTGCAAGTAATTATGTGGCAGCTCCAGTTACATTTTTAGGTTCAAAATATGCTAAAGGTCATGGTAAATTGTTAAATTCTATCGGCGCAGAAAGTTTGGCTAAATATGCTAATAATGTTGGTGAAGATTTACAAAATTTGTCAAATAAATATTGGAATCAAAACCTTAGCAATGAAATTAAAAATTCAAAAGAATTAGCAACAAAAAACAGAGATGATAGAGCAGCAATGCTTAGAGGCGCAGGTGAATTTGCGACTGATATATTACCAGCTAGTGGTATAGGTACTGGGGCTAAATATCTTGCAAGAGGAGCTAAAGTTGCAACTAAAGTAACAAGTCCTGCCGTAAAAGGTTTAAGAAATAAAGTTGTCCAATGGTGGAAAGAACCTAAATTACCAAAAATAGCTAATTTATTAGAAACTCCATTAACAGGAAAAAATACAGCAGCGTTTGCAGGAGCAGGAGCTGGTCATGGTTATATTAATACTGGTAACTGGGGTGATAAAAAACCATCGCAAGGCGCACTCTATGATATAGCAACAGATATAGTTCCAATGACAATTGGTGCAGGTATAGTTGGTGGAGCTTATGGTGGAATTAAAGGACTTGGTAAACTTGGTGTAAATGCTATTAAAGGTACAAAATCATCTGCAAATAAAGTTCCAGCTTACTATGAATCTTTAGCTAAAAAAATAAATAAAGGTAATAATGAATTAGATGAGGAATTTATAAAAGCAGTAGAAGGTACTGATATAGATTTAACTCCTTTTAATATTTACAAAGATAATGAAGTTCCGTTTAATTTAAGTAAAAATAATTCTGAAAAAGAATATTTAAATATTCTACCTAAATTAAAAAAGGGAATACATGACGAAACTGAAAAACTATTGGATAAAAATCTTGTTAAATACGATAAAGATGACCCAATGTCAGATATTAGTCATAGTTCAGAATTAATTAGAAAATTATTAAAAAATAGTGATACCAATAGCAGATCTATTGCAAAAAGTAAATATGAACATGTTGAGAATGATATTCTTGATAAGTTTAATTTACCAGCTAATAATTTGTTACAAAAGGCAAAAGATATAGTTAAAACAACTAGTGGGGTTTCTTCTGGTAACACAGGGGGTAACAATATTGTAAATAAAATTGCAGACGATATAATAAAAACATTGGGTGAAAAACCTACTGGAAGAAGCAATAGTTCAGAATCCAAAAGAAATGTAGTTCCTTTACGTAATTTATATGTTGAACGTAAAGATTTAAACTACTATTTGTCTAAAGCTTATGCAAAGAAAAATCCTCTTGATGAGAACCAAAAAAGATTAATAAAAGAACTTAAGGATAGTATTGATATAGATATACACCAGGCTTATGAAAATAAAAAAATACCAAAAGATTGGTATGCAAATTTTATTGATGCCAATACATATCATAGAACCAATAGAGGACCTTTTAAAGAAAGTAAACTTTTTAGAAAAATAGATAAAAACAAATATGATGAAGGTGAGATTGTTGACGCACTAAATAATAACAATAAATATGAAGATCTAAACCAACTATTAAACCTTGTTAAAAATCAAAATTTGTATAAGAATAATGGTAAAATAGTTTCATTAAAAGAGAATGATATCAAATCTACTACTAATTGGCTAAAAAGATTAGAGTTACAAAGAGAGTTATTTCATAGGATGGACGGCACTGATTACTCATTAGCACATTTAAAGAAAAAATTAAAAGGTGCTAAAAGCGATAATCCATTATATAATTATAAAAATAAAAATAAAAATAAAAATAAGGATGTTGACCTTGCTGAAGAACTAAGGGCAAAAATATCACCTATAATAAAAAAATATGAAGATGTTTTACAGAAAGACAAATATTACAAAGGTGGGTTAAATGGACTTAATAACCCTACTTATTATGGTGATTTACATGGAACTATCCATAAATTTATGAGACCAGCATCATTACACTATAGTGGTGGCGTTTTAGGAGCAGGGTTAGGTGGAAGTGTGGCAGGTCCAGTAGGAGCAACATTAGGTGGATTAGCAGGTGCAGGTATTGGACACGCTGTTAATGTTAGGCATTCAGCAAGAGTTATGAAGGCAATGACAGATAAACAATTTGTTAATGAGTTAATTAGATTAGGAAGATTGCCAAAAGTGGAAAAAGAATCTATAATGTTAGCCTTAGCAAAACGCCCAGTTCTAAAAACTGAGATAATTAAACTACTATTTAAGAAAGATGATGAAAAAACTAACTAAATGGTTTAATAAACATAAACCATTTATAAAAAATGTATGTATACTAATTGCATTTGGAAGATTAGTTTACAATGAACCAGAACTTGCGTATAAACTAATTGAATGCGCTACTGGTTATGCTATGTTACAATTTCCTAATTTTGAAAATAGTGTTGAGAAGTTTGATGTTTGAAATTAATATAATTTTTTTGTCTTATTATATCTGGTAAAAGAAAAGTTGATTCATGGTAGAATCAACTTTCAAAAACTTATCTACTTTATTATTTTTTCTTATTTTAATAAGTTAATATTTAAAAATAATTTTGACTTTATATATTATCAAATAGAATATTTACTCATGTTCTTTCTCCTTATTTAGATATTTATCTATACCTAAAAATTTATTAACTTTTTTAGCACCTCTATTTTGTCTTTGTAAAAACTCATTATTTTTAACATATTCATCAATAATATGTTTTATTTTATCCCCTCTATTTTTTAACGTTTCACCTACCCCATCTTTCTTACTATCTTTTATAAAATCACTAATAAGTTCTTTTCCTTTATCATGACCTTTTACAATAGTATTGTACACGCCATCTTGTACTGAGCGAACACCTTTGTTCAAAAGTTCACCTGCTCTATTATATTCTCTTTTATCACTATATTTCTTTTTTGCATAAGGTGTAAATTCAGGAATATCATCTTTTTCTTTCTTAGGTAGACGTTTGCTTAACATCTTAGAACCTTCTTCTTTAAAGAAAGCAAGAGGTGGTCTAACATCAGTCTCAACTGTTTCTTCTTTCTTTTTAACAGGACGCATAGCTTTAAGTTTCTCAAGCTGTTCTTTTGCAATACGTTCTTGTTTATCTTCAGTTCTTCTTTTTATATTCCCTAACTTAAAATGTTGTCCTGCTTCAGGCTTTTTACCTTCCCACAATCCTTCATCAAAATAATAAGGTCTACCTTTATATGGGTTTTTAGGTCTATTACTTAGCTTATTAGGGTTTGAGTTAGTTGGAACATAATCGTTATCATCTGATTTTTTATTCAACATTTTATGCAATGATTTAGGATCATTTAGTAGAACATTAACGTCAATATTAACTTCATCTTCATTGTTGTTTACAGGTGATTTTTTGTTGTTAGAAATAGATCTTTTCATGGATTGTTCTTTATTAAATTTTTCATAATGCTATAATACATTTATTAATGATAGGAATCAATAAAATATAATCAATGAATTATAATAGCCTAATAGAAGATATGCAAACGTACATGTTACGTACAGATCAACCATATCTAGCAAAAATACCACAGTTGATTCAACAAGGTATTATTAGAATTTATAACAACGCTAAAGATATTGGCTTTGAGTTATACTATACGGCAAATTTAGTGGCAAATAACTTCTTAATAGATAAGCCTGGTAAATGGCAAGAAACAATCAGTTTAAGTATTGTGGATGCAAACGGGAACAAGGGTTTTCTACAAGAAAGAACTTATGAATATTGTAAAACATATTTACCTAACGCTAATATTACAGGAATACCTAAATATTATACTGACAGCCTTGTTGCGGCTAATTCTAGTTCATACTCCAATTGGTTAATTGCGCCAGCTGCTGATGCAAACTATGTGGTAAATGTAATTTACCTTGGTATACCTGAGTTTAATAATGCTAACCAAACAAACTTTCTAACCCAAAGATATCCTAATTTACTTCTTTATTCTTGTTTAATGGAAGCCTGTTTATTCTTAGATAATGAAGAAAAACGAAATAAATACGAGATGATGTTTGGTAAAGAATTAGAGACCATTAACAGAATGAATGTTGATAGGACTACCGATAGAACTGTTGTGCGAGATAAATCATAATGAGAGTACCTTTACTTTACAAAGCTGGTATACTTAGGGATGGCACAACATTTCAAGATGAATATTGTATTGATGGTCAATGGATAAGGTTTGTTGGTGGTAAAATAAAAAAAATGAAGGGTCAAAGAGAGTTAATTAACTCTCCCCAACATGTAAGATATTTAAATGTTCAATTTGCAAATAACAATACATATTTATTTTATGCAACAGGAAACACAGTAAATAGATTAAATTTAAACTTGAGTACCAGTACTTTAACTAATGATATAGAACTACTAAATAATGGTGTTAATGTAGGTTTGGTCACATGGTCATCTGTTACTTTTATTAAAGATTTACAACCTTGTATTGCATTCTTAAGAACATTAAATGCATCTAATATGTTAGCTACTAATGCTGGTACATTATCTTGGAAATTATTAAATAATGATGATGTATTAATAGATGCACCAATGGGTGATAACGCTAACTTAATATCAGGTGGTATATTATATTCTGCACCTTGCTTATATTTATATGGTAACAATGGAACTATCCTTAGGAGTAGAACAAATGATCCTTTAAATTTTAATGGGGGTGATTCAGGTATTTATACGATCTCATCTGATAAGCTTATTTTTGGAGCATCTGTTAGAGGTGGTAGCAATGCTCCAAGTTTCTTATTTTGGACAGCAAATTCAGTTATCTATTTAACAAACGTTGCTGATGGTAGAGACGTAAATATCCCTGTAGACTTCCAAAAAGAAGTAGTTACTAATAACTCTTCGTTAATGTCATCAAGATCAATAGTTCAATATGATAGTTTATTCTTCTGGCTTGGTACTGATCGTATATTTGTATATAACGGCATTGTAGATAGCATACCTAACACAATAAATTTAGAGTATTTCTTTGATAATGTTGACTTAGGTAAAAGACAATTAATATTTGGTTATAAAATAGCTAGATACGGCGAAGTACGCTGGACATATCCTGAATATGTAAATAGAAATAATCCTAATATCGGTTGTACTAGAGAACTTGTTTATAATGTTCGAGAAAATAGTTGGTACGATACTGCTATCCAAAGAGATTGTGTTACTATTTATGAAGGAACAGGTGATATCTTTAGTTATGGTGATGCTTGTACTAATTATCCTTATGATTATGGTAATCGTTATGCGAGAATATGGAGACAAGAAGTAGGTGTTGCAGAAGTTAGAGGAGGTGGGCGTATTTACCAACGTACTTTAGGTGGTGTAGCTTCATCTAATACTGGTCTTACTAATGATGGTGCTGGCCCACCTAATCCTCAGAACGCATTTTTAGTTCCTCCTCTTATTAATCGAGTTTATCCACAAGTTCCAAATACAAATTTAATGTACGATTATGGGTTGGGTAATTTACAAACTATTTCACGAATAGAAATAACAAATGCTAATGTTGATACAAAACAAAACTATTTTTGTAATATCCAATCCTCACTAGATCTTATAAATTGGAATCAAATACACGTTTCAACTCAAAACTTTATTGGCAGTCAAACTTTAACATTTGATATTGCTAATGCACAACCTGCACGGGCATATAGATTAGTGGCCGATCCTAATGTGGCTAATAATTTCTTAATCGCATTTAATTTGCAAGTTAGAGTTAATGTTCCTGTAAATACTATACCTATACCTTCTTTCTTTACTACTCCGTTTTATGGATTTGTAACGTTTAATCCAGCTAAGAATGGTAATGCAATAGAAAAATATATTGTATTAGATCAAATAGAACCTGATTTTCCTGTATCACCACCATATGAACGCACAGAAGACGATACTCTTGAAATTACAGTTAATTATCAAAAATATGCTGGCACTAGTATAACACGTACTGCGCCTATTACTTTTAATTTGGCAAATTTACCAGATGAGGGTGAGCTTAATTTGGGTAAAATAGATTTTAGAGTTCAAGGTAGATTTATGAATATTACCTTTTCATGTAGTTACCCTTATGATGTTGGTACTGTTTTAATAAACTTTAAAGAAGGGGATAGTCAATAATGGCGCAATTACCTTTTCCACAATATATATCAGTAAAACAATGGGCAGCAGAGTTACTGCGAATATATAAAAATGAAAGATTGCCTGTTTTATACGATGAAGATAAATGGAAAGAATGGGCTAACTATGTTGCTGGAACAGGTATATTTAGAACTAATGGTATTCCATCTGCTACAGGAATAAAGAACTCAAAAAAGACAGATTCTTTTAAAGATTGGCAAGAATGGGCAAAGGCTGTATATATTATAATGATTAAGATTAAACAGTAATGATATGAAAAAACAAAAATTAAATTATATATTAGAGCAAGTGCGTAAGAAAGGTCGTAACGGCGATACTATCTTAGCTCATATAAACCCATTAGAAGCTAAAATGCTTAAGGCTGCGGGTGGTAGT